CATGCAATGTATACTGAGAAACTTTGAAAGGACGTAACTCACCAACGGTTTGGCGACCCATCAATTTCTAAATCTAAATATTTAGCTCACCTCTATTGGGAGGACTATGAGTTAATCATAGATATGAGACAAGTTCCTATTGAACTTGTCTTTTTCTTACAAGATTGCATCATGAAAGATGCAATCTTTAAACAAAATAAATCAAAAAACTACAATTTATTTGTAGATATCTTATGGGAGGTCTTCAGAAAGAAGACCTATGTAAACAATATAATTGGTCTTATAAACTCTATCCAGTCATGGTACTGGACAGATTGTGAGTCTGAAGAAGACCTAGCCGAAAGGTGGCTAGGTCAGGAGCAACTAGGACAGTTGCTCCTAAATTACCCATCACTATTCGATAGTGATTGGGTAGAGAGAAACTTCTTTAAGAAGTAACTCTCTACTAAAGACCAAGGCATTAGCCTTGGTCTAAATAATTAATGCCCTGCGGGCATAATGGGCACAATGGTGTGCCTTTTTAATTAATGTTCATGGAGGACATAATATGAATACACTTGAAAAGTCAATTCTAGAGGCCGGCGGTGAAACCGGACACCACTATAGTGAGAAATTGCAGGTCACACCTGCAGAAGCTAAGATAGCTAATGCTTTCTTAGCTAGGTTGTACTCTAAAAGAGTACAGTTACAAAATATTCTAAGAGTTATACGATTATCGTTTAGCTCACAAACACAATATTACCAATGGATACGAGAATTAAAATCTCGTATTCGAGATAGAAATATTGAAGACGTCATCTCTGCATATTTGCAGAGATGTAAAGGATTACCCTATAAACAAGAAGGTCAAGAGCATATAAGGCTTTTGACTGCCCTACCCAATGAGGGTGAAATTACTGATTGGGTCTGTGAATTGATGGGTAATTTACGAAGATAATTAAAACACCCGGATGCTCCTTTTATGGGGTATTCGGGTGTTTATTTTTTTTATGTTCGCTTCGCTCACAATAATTAAGCTCTGCGAGCTTATGCTCGCTGCGCTCGCATTAATTATGGCCTGCGGTCATGTGCTCGCAAGCTCGCAGTCATTGTTGCCCTGTGGGCTTTATGGGGGTCAGAGGTCTGACTGTTAAACTAGCAATAGCTGTTAGTTATCAGACCTTGACCACATCGTTAATAGTCATATTTAGGAGATTTACATCATGGCTAAGTTAGTAAATTCAGCATTCACATCTAATTCTTCATTCAACAACAACAACAACAATTCTGAGCCAGCCAAATACTGGCAAAATGATTGCTTAGTTATCTACTCTGCTAATGAGAATGGTGAACCTGAGGCAGTCACCACATTCTCTAACCCTGATATTAAGGGTAAAGTGCTTGATAAGGCTATTGAGAGCTTAGAGGCTCTTAAGCCTATCTCAGGCGATAGTCAGATTTCATGCGCTCGTAAGATTCTACGAGATGCGAACATTGCCTTATTACAGAAGGTAGCTAGCCTACCTGAAGGTGAGAGCTTCACAACTCTAGTCAAACCTTTACCTGATGAGTTAGCTCAGGCATATAAACTAGAGCTAGAGGAAGGTCAGCACTTAGCATTAGGTACCACATACCTACATGTTAAGGCATCTGCTAAGGCAGAAGTATCCGCCGATAAGGCGGAAGTCCTTAAGAAAGCCTTCAAGGACTTCTTCTAATCGTTATAAGGGGGGACTTCGGTCCTCCTTAGTTTATTCATAAGACGCTGTTAAAGGAGAATACAAATGGTCTTATTAGATGCTTTACGATTAATTCATAATGAACCAAATAGTGAATTAACTCTTATGATTTATCAAAACGATTGCTTAGTAGTAGCTACTAAGTTACATGATTTAACCTTTGAAGAGGTTAAAGATTACTTCGATTGCAAAGTAATAAAAACTGTATTTAATACAGTAAAGAAAGCTATTAGGATTACCATTACATGGGATTAATAAATATGCCTAGCGAAAGCTAGGTTATTTTTTATTTTTGTTAATGGTCGCTGTTATAAGGAGTTTATATGGAAACTATTTATTTAACTGATGAAGACGATACTATTGATGTAGTAGCAGAGTTCTTTGAGGTACATGTACCTACTACTAAAAATATATTTAGAGAGTTAATGCCTAAATATCTAAAACCCGGTGTATTACTTTGGGAAGGAACCAAAGAAGACTTAGAGGAGTTAATAAATGAAGCTCAAGAAAGAACATTTAAAGGCTATTAAATATAGTCTTATAGGCTTGGTTCTAATAGTTATGGTTACTATTGAATGGTGGTATGTATGATACAAATACCTTGTAAGATATTTATATGGGAAAGGATGCCTTTTAAGGTAATTATACCTATACAAGATAAAGTTATTCTTAAATATAACTTAAATAAACTACATATAGTTCATTATGAATATGAACTACTTTATATGGGAGAAGTATTAAAAAATGTAAAGAAAACCATAGAGGATAAATATATAGATGGGTATGCTTACTTAGATAAAGAAGAGATTATAGCTCTTTACTATCAGGATAAAGAAGATTTAAACGTACCTACGATATTCTTACCTGCTTGGTTATTAAGAGCTAAGTTAGCAGAGAAAGATTTAAAAGATTTAAAACAAACAGTTACAAAGTTATATTCAAGCGCTCTTGCTTATGAATATATGAAAAGGAATAAAAATGGTAATTATAAATTGTAAATGCGAATTAAGTCGTTTAGTACCAATACAACTAGAAATACCAGTAGCTGAAGGTACTAGTTTCTTTCTAAGTTTTTTATATAGTAACAAAAGCTATTCTAATGGTTATTTACGTGAATGCTCTGGTGTCTTTGGTATAGAAGCAAAAGCTTTACTAGATAAACAAGATATTAAAGCAGTAATCTTTAAATACCCATTTGAAAAGAATCATTGGTATATTTATGTACCAGAATTAAAAGAGACTACTACTTGGATAGGTGAACCAACAGTAGAAAATGTTATTAGATTTATAGAAGGTTTTAAATGTCTATACAGATAGAAGAAGAATTGAGCCAAGAAGAGAAATATAACAAGAATCAATTATTACCTAGACTATTTGAAATAGCTGAAGAGATAATTGATACAGTGGATAAACCTACTACTTTAGATAAGAAATTATTATCTAAGATAATAGGCTATCTAATGTTATATAAACAGTTAGTACCAAATGTATTTGTAGGATTACTATTTAATACGTTAAAAGACCCACAAGCTATATCAGATGCTTTAGATAAAGCTACTGATGAAGATTATATTGATTGGGATGGTACTAAGTTTATAACTAAATATGTTCCTAGTAAGGAACAACAAGAGATATTAGATATGTACTGTTATCCGTTACCTTTATATATTAAACCAGCTATGGTTCATAAGAACCAAGAAGATGGTTATCATATGAAACTTAATACAGGAGTAGTATTAAAGTCTAATATTAAAGAAGATGTTAACTTAGATTATATTAATCAAGAGAACTCTGTTGAATTAGAACTCAATGAGTATGCTGTTAATAATAATACTAATAGTTGGCACGCTGATATGAATAAAGGCATGAATAAAGCTATGTTTGATAGATTTAATAATGCTCAACAAGAAGTATTAAAAGAATATAAAGATAGAGCATTCTATCTAACTTGGAAATATGATAGAAGAGGAAGAAGTTACTCTCAAGGCTATCATATTAATATTCAATCTAATGACTATGGTAAAAGTTTAATTAATTTTAAACATAAAGAAATCATAGAAAACTAAAACCTAACTTTTTAAAATCCTACCTTTTAACTACTAAATCTTAATTCTTAACTTTTTACATAATCGGCAATAAACAGCCGAAAGACTAATAGAGGTTTTTATGCAGAAATTTACAGGTCTAGAATACCTTCTGATTGATATTGCAAATAACTATGGTTTAGATAAAGAACCATGGGATAAACGTATAGAATGGGTACAGAATAACATGGCTCAATTAGAGTCATTTAAGGATAAAGCAGATAGTCCATGTATGTATGCATGTGCTGTAGATGCTTTAAGAGCTGTACAAAGAGGAGAGCCAATAGGATATGGTATATCCTTAGATGCTACAGCTAGTGGTACTCAATGGTTAGCTATTCTTACAGGAGATAAGAAAGCAGCAGAGCTATGTAATGTAATAAATACAGGCTCAAGAGTAGATGGTTATACTGTTGTATTTAAGCGTATGCAAGAAATATGTGGTCCTTTAGGTATGATTACTAGAGACCAAGTAAAGAAGGCTATTATGACAAGTCTATACGGATCTAAACAAAAGCCTAAAGAACTATTCCCTGATAATGTAGAACAATTTGAAGATACAATGTCAGAAATGATGCCTAGTGCTTGGATGCTAAACAAATGGTTAGCAGGTCCAGCATGGAACCCTACAGTAGATAACTATTCATGGGTTATGCCTGATAACTTTCATGTAAATATTAAAGTAAAAGGACTAGAAGAATATGATTTTACCTTTGATGATAAGCCATATAAAACTTTAGTTTCAGTACAGAAACCAGGAAGAATGTTAGGTGCTAACCTGATTCATTCTGTAGATGGTATGGTAGTTAGAGAAATGATTACTCGTTGTTCATCTACTAATGATGCATCAAGAGTATTAAATATTCTTAATGGTTCTAAGATAAAAGGTACCTTAGAAGATGACTTTATGGTTCATACTCTATGGGACTTATACTTAGAATCTGGTTTCTTATCTGCAAGAATATTAAAGTATTTATATAGCTCTAATATAGATATGGTAGATAAAGATACTATTAAAGAGTTAATTAACTCTCTACCAAAGAAATCTTTTGAAATATTACCTATTCATGATTGTTTTAGAGTATTACCTAATTATGGTAATGATTTAAGACAACAATACATCAATATTATGTACAGAATAAGTAAGTCTAATATGCTTAACTATTTAATTCATCAGTTTACTAATATCAATATTGATTGGGTTAAACCCGATGACTTCAGTGAAGATATTTTAAATAGTGAGTATGCCTTAAGTTAGGCATTGTTGGCTCTGTATCGTTTTGTTGTGGGCTTCGCCCTTATTCAGTTATAGGAGGAACAATAGTGTTCAACATTGATTTACAGAGCCAAAAGAAATATAGAGAAAGTATTAAGTATTTAATGCGTAAATCTGTATTTCAGTTTAAATATCAAGATATGAGTATTTATGTCTTTCAGAATTATATATTTGAAGTAACAGCTGAGGGTATAAATAAAATTACATTCGATGAAGATGTTACTACACAAGAGTTAATTACAGAATCTTTAAGGAGAGTATTCAAATGGATGAATATAACCTACTAATAGAATTAGATGACTATACCGATGAACCAATAGAAGAAGCCGATATAGATTTATCACAAGATAACCCAGAAAAAGAACTAGATTTTAATAATGATTAGAATAGCCCCTCATAAGAGGGGTTTTTATTTTTTTTATAGGATTCGTTTATGAGTATTGATTTAACAGTAAATCCTTCTGAGGCAAAAGAGATGGTAAAGAGAACATTAAAAGCAGGCTTGACTCCATTATTAGAGTCACAGCCAGGCATCGGTAAGTCTCAATTAGTAAAAGAGATTGCTAAAGAATGGAAGTGTAAATTAATAGATGTACGTCTATCTACATGTGACCCATGTGACTTACAGGGTTTACCTAAACTTACAGATACAGAGGCTAAATTTGTGCCTTTTAACTGTTTCCCTACAGAAGATACACCTATTCCTGAGGGCTATAATGGTTTTATTTTATTCTTAGATGAGTTTAAGTCTGCTCCTAGAAGTGTACTAGCAGCAGCTTATAAACTAGTATTAGACAGAGAAGTAGGTCAGTATAAATTACATTCTAAATGTGCTGTAGTGTGTGCATCTAATAGAACAGAAGATAATGCTATTGTTAATGATATGGGTACTGCTCTACAGTCAAGAGTAGTCCATATTAACATGAGACCAGATATTGATTCTTGGTTCAATGAAGTAGGTTATCCACTTCAGTATGACCCAAGATTATTAGCTTTCTTATCCTTTAATAAGGATAAATTCTGTACCTTTAATCCAGAAGCAGAGAGTACAGATACATATGCTTGCCCTAGAACATATGAATTTGCTAATAAATTAATTAAAGATAAAGAATCTTTAGATGATTTAGATATTAATTTACTCAATGGTACTATCTCATCTTCTGTTACGGCTGATTTTATTAGCTTTGTTAAATGTTTTAAGAGACTACCTAAGATTACTGATATTGAGAAAGACCCAGAGAATATTCCTTTATTCACTGGTTCTGATAGTAACCTTAAGTTTGCTATTACAGCAGCACTT